TCTCATATTTCACCGAAGCAACTGAAGACGTAATCAGTGAGGACTTTGTTAACTTTGCAGAAGGAACTGTTCTTCTTGAAAGTGTTGTTGTATCTGATGAGTATATTCGAGAAAATTTTGAATTATTAGAAAATAGAATAAAAGCAGCTTTTGATCTAGGTAAAGCTGCTGTTAAAACTTTAGTTGGAAAAGGTCCAGGATATGCTCCTACAAAATTACAAGGTCCAAGAGCGCCAGGTCTGATAGATAAAGGAAAAGCACTTCTTTCTAAGGCAGTTACAAAAGTAAAAGATGTTGCCAAAGGTGCAAAAGCACTTGTCGGTAAAGCTCCTACTGCTCTCAAAGGGGCAGTAAAATTAGGTGGAAAAGCACTTCCTTTTGCTGGTTCCGCACTTTATGGTGCTGATGCGGTTTCTAGAGCGAAAAAGGGAGATTGGGGTGGAGCAGCTCTAAGTGGTCTAGGTGCAGTAACTTCTTTTGCTGGACCTGTTGCTGCTTTGGCACCTGCTGGTGTTCAAATGGCAACTGATGCTATGGGACTCACTGGTGATAAGAGCAAGAAAGGTCCTTCTGCCAAAACAGCACCATCAGGACCACCTTCTCTGAAAGCAAAGCAAGATTATGCAAAATCAAAAGGTAAGTATTATTCATCATCTGACCAGAAGACATATATGAATTATAACGATGCCTTGGCAGCAAAAAATTCTAGAAGAGGTGTGAAGCCAACTCCGGCACCATCATCTCCTGCTCCTGCCGCACCATCTATTCCTTCTGGAGGTGGGGGAGGAGGTTCTTCACCTTCCACTTCACCAAAATCAAAACTAGCACCTACAAAACCATCCGGTTCAGATACCAAACTCACTCCGATGCAGCAGTGGGCAGCTAAGAATCCAACTCTTGCCGCTAAAGTTAAATTGGGTCAATCTGGTTATGATGATATTTCTGCAACTAGAACTAAACCAGGTCCTAATGAAAAGCAGGACCAAACTCCAACACAAGGTCCTCCAGATGCCAAGATTGATACTAAAGCAGTAGATGCCGCTATAAAGGCACAACAAGAAAGAGATAAGAATAAGGCACAAGCACAGACAGTAAATGCTTCTTACGAATATGATGCCTATGACCTCGTGCTTGAGTATCTCCTCTCACAGGGGCATACAGACACCGTAGAAGAGGCAAATTACGTGATGCTTGAGATGGACTCCGAGATGATTGGTGATATTGTAGAAGTAATGACGCCAGTGGGAGGACCTTATACAGAAGCATATACAACACCAGGTATACAAAATCTTCTTAATAAAAGAAATCCAGACAGTCTAAAACCTAAAGAATCAGGTATACAAAATCTTCCTAATAAAAGAAATCCAGACAGTCTAAAACCTAAAAAATCAGGTATAATGAAAGCATTTTAGGATCAAAAGTATTAAAACCTTAACATAACTTAAAGCACCTCTTGACAAGGTGCTTTTTTATTGCTAGAATAGGTTTGTCCCCTTTGAGAGCAAGGTAGCTTTAAGTACTTTAAGACCCTTGAGAACTTTTAAGGACCAATTCATAAATTCTTTCCACCTCACTGGAAAAGAACTTACCTTCTACATTTGTATTGTAATAATCTTCTCTTAAGATTACATCACGCTTGAATTGTTCCATAGCCTCATAATAACTCATTGATTTCTTATGAGGACACAAGTATAAGATTTCTCTGTAAAACTTATCTGAACCTAATATCTTTACATCTTCAATCAGTTCATCACAAGATCCCCAATAAGATTGCCAATCACTTTCTTTAGTTTTTCTACGACCAGTCTTACGATCTTTTTGACGAGTCCAGAAATGTTTTTTACCAATATACTTTTTATCATTAGTTAGATTTGTAATGACATAAACAAAGCCTTCCATATCTTTGGGTACGTCGGTAAAGTTCTCTTTGTTGTATTGCCAAATCATACTATAAGTATTTCTAATCATAGTATGTAGGTAGATTTCTTGACAAGAAAACACGGACTCACTATAATGACACTAACCTTATCAAATCAGATTTTGAAAGAATTATTAGAAAGTAATACTCTATCCGACATTAAGGATTGGGCTGTGAATAAAATTGATTTACTTCACGAATCAGATAGACACAAAAATGCCAGAGCTCTGGAACAAGAGTTTGAGGAATGGATTCATATTCCAGATGAAGTAAAGGAAATTGACATTATGTATATGGATATCAGTGGTCTGAATGACCGAACCACTTGACAAACCCTAAATAATCATATATAATGTCTCAAACCCACTTACAAAGGTGGGTTTTTTCACAATGAGTCTTTGACTTGAAACCTAGAGCCGTGGAGATTGCCTTTTGAGAAAAAGGTACACCCCTTTCTCTATACGGATGCCGAGTTCTATTTAACTAAATGCTTAAAAACCTAACAAATGTAACCGTATTTCTTTTAGGTGCGGTTGCAACATCAGCGGTAATACTGCCAATACAAGGTATGGCAAAATCTTTAGACAATCTTTTTGAATGGCAACAGGCAAATCCAAAACTTGCCAATATTTTTGAAGAAAGAGAAAAAACAAAAGGAACCAGTGAAACCACAAATCCTTTAATGTCTAAAGAACCTACTTCGGATACAGAAACCAAAGAGGTTGTTCCCGAAAATCTCAAGACAATACGATTAGTTTGTAACGGTTGTAATCATAATGAATCTCAAACTCTGGAGTTTCTTCAGAATCGTGGAGTTACCGATAAAAATGCCATAGCAACTATTATGGGCAATATTCGCCAAGAGTCCTCCTTTAAATCTGACATATGTGAAGGTGGTGCCAGAGTTCCCTATCACGCTTGCAGAAGAGGTGGATTTGGTGCAATTCAGTGGACAAATGCACCAAGATATTATGGACTTGGTAAGTTTGCCGTAAGTATTGGTGGAGACCCATCAAGTCTTGATACTCAATTACAATATATGATGTATGAAGGTGATTGGAAGATGATTGAACCTTATATGAAAACACCTGGTCAGACCATTCATGATTATATGAGACTTGCCAGAAGGTGGATTCGTTGGGGACACAAGGGAGCAAGAACCGATTATGCTTATGATTATTCTAAAAGATTAATTCTTACAGAATCTAAATCATAAACTTCTATCACCTCATCCAAAATGAAAGATGGTACTCATAGTAGAAGAAGTAAAACTTCTGGAAACGGATTTTTACTCAACATACAACAGAATAAAATCTAAATTTAATTATCATGATGGTTACAGAAATAATTGTTCTAACGTGGTTAAAACATTTTTATCCGGAGTTGGAGTAAATATTTCAAAAATAACTCCTTATGCCGATACCATTCGTAATTTAGGTTTGATTCAATTTAATATTAAAAATCTTGAAGTTGGTGATATTATTGCTATGGGAAGACCCGGAGACACTCGACACGTAGGAGTTTACATGGGATTCAATCAAGTTCTTCATCAATCAGCGTCCAGAGGATATAAAGTCGGAATTTTTAATGATCTCAATGCCTTTTATAATCACTATGCCGGATTTTATTATGTCAGACCATCCTATCCAGTTCGTTATATCATAAGTCAACACTTTGTTGCTCCTGATATTTTATAATATTTTTAGAGGGTTTAATCAACCCTCTTTTTTTATAAATAATTAAAAAGTATTTGTAGAATGGACTCAAATCACGTTAGAGATTTAATGGAAGCATATATTTCCATTTATGCCGAAAATCAAGAAGTAGAACAACTTGATGAGTTTGCACCTAGATTACAGGCACCGGTTAATAATTTTTTAAAGACAGGACAAAAAATTCTTGGCGATATGGGTCTACCAATTAATAAGACTCAAAGACCAACAGTAACTGGTTCACAACAGAAACTAAATATTAAAAAAGAACAAGTAGACCTCTACGACATCATTCTTTCACATTTACTTGATGAAGGATATGCCGAAACTCAAGAATCGGCAGAGGCAATTATGGTGAATATGAGTGAGGGGTGGAGAGAGAATATTGTTGAGAGTGCCCGACGACCACCGGGGGTTCCAGGGAACAGATTTGAATATGGTCAGACACACGGACGACCTCTCCTAACTCCACAATCTACACAAATATCAAGTCAGGCAGCTAATGCTAGTGATACTTATCAAAAAGGTCCAAAAAGAAACCCAAAAAATCAGAGGAAGAGGGACCGACAAGTATTATCAGGAATTCGTGGCGCAAGTGAACAAGAAATAGCAAGAGCAAGGGGAAGATTGGGTATATCCCAAGACGCAGGAAGAAGAGTAGGCCCACCAGAAGTTTGAGGCTAATTCAATATAAGAAGAGAAATACTCGTAATCCTGATAAAACCACTTCCAAAACTGGCACAAAAGAGGGTTTCACCACCCTCTTTTTTTATAAATAAAATTATAGAATCAATTTAGGTTTAATTATGAAACAAAAACCTAACTTTTTAATTCTATTCAATCTTAAACTATCCAGAAAGACATCTATAGTTGCCGTAGTGATAGCATCACTTCTTGCCTTTCTAACAGTAAAATGTAATATTTCCGAAACTGATGTTTTAAAATACTATAATGAACTCCGGAAACTTATAAAGTGGGATTTGCCGAATAATGTAATTGATGAGATTGACAGTCAACTCAATCGGCGGATTAATCAAAATCCGGAACTTCTCAAACAAAAGATAAGAACCGAAGTTGATGGTGCAATTTCAAAATATGAAATAGAAGAACAAAGAAATCGTACCATTAATATGAGAAACAAAAATATTTTGGAAGAGATTAATAAACCAAAGTATGATAAATTACAAAAATTGATTGTGGAAAATGCAATTTATTATGAGTTTGCCGATGGAACAATGGGGATTCGTGGTGCCTGGGTTGCTCCTGATCCTCGTGAAATACCTTTTGAGTAATTTTTAACCTATATAAACATATCTTATTTCTTACGAAGATCACTATGTCTACATCACAAGAACTGCTGAACGCTGTTGAAGAATGGAAAGTAGAGGACGAAAAGTTTACTGAAGGTAATAATGCCGCAGGAACTCGTGCTCGCAAGGCACTTCAAGAAATCACCAAACTCGTTAAAACCCGGAGAGCAGAAATCACCGAAGAAAAAAATGCTCGTAAGGAAGCAAAGG